TCGCCTCTAAAGACTTTAATTTTATATTATCAAGTTGTTTCTCGCAAAGGCGAGCCGTCGCCAAAGTATTACCTGGCGACGCAGTTATCTTGATTAAAAATTTTAAAGCATTATCCATCCTTTTCTAGCTTTCTTATTTCACTCAGATTTTTTATAGTTTGCGCCCAGACCTCGTCGGGCATTTCGTTGGGTTCAATTGAAAGGTAATAGCGGAGCACAGTGTCCCAAAAGAGAATATCTACACCGTCAGAAGTATCAACTTCAGCATCTTCTAGAGCTTTTTTATTTCAGCTTCTTTCACCTCCAAGATATCTTGCATCTTTTGGATTGCTGCTAAGAACAAAGAGTCATCTTCTTTGATTTCCTCATCGCCATCAACCCATAAGGCATTCAACATTACTTCGCTCATCTTAATAGGATCTTTCACTGCTGAAGCATAAGACAAATCCTTGCGAGTTGGGCGATGCAAAATGCAACTCTTATCTTCTACTGTGATTTCGAAAAGCTCACCATGTTTAGCTTTCCACTCTTTAATTTGCTCTTTTGTAAACTTCATCTTTTACGCTTGTTTTTTGTTTAAAAAAATGAATGGAATTGTTTTTTCAAGGTTCTTATCTCCTTGCTTCCATTCTGTATTATCTTCTGTGAACTCAACTCCAATAAGGATGTCGGTTGTCATGGCATCACCTTTCGAAGGATCACCATAAGCAACCACGATATCTAACGAGGTGTCCAAAATATCACCTTTAGCAGCTTCACGAAGTGCCAAATATTCACTTTGCACAAGGCTGATTTCTCCGCTGTAATCGTAATTGCCACGCTGTACAGAATGTGGCTTATTGCCCTTCGCATGGAGCAATTCCTTTTCACGCTTAATATTGTACTTGATGCCACGCAAGCCAGTAATGTTGCGTCCACCCATTACAACGGTGATGTCTGCCCATTCATACTCTCTTGAATTAAACATATCTTTTAAGTTTTATAGCAAGGTAGAAATTAATCTACCTTGCATTATTTTACTTTTTACCTTTTCCACTCTCTTCAACCAAGAAGCCTAGGTTCACGTCAACAAAGCGTGAATAACCGTAAGGTCTAACTTTGATAGTCACATTAATCTTACTTGTCGCAAGAACATTCTGCGAAGCATCAATGAAAGCCTTGCAGCCTTCGCCTGCTTCTGTTGCAGACAATTCACCTGCAGCAGTCATTGCACGATTGATAGCGTTTTCGATTTCTTGCTGCCAAGCCATCACTACACCTTGATGCAATGTGCCATCTTCATTCACAGTGAGCTCATCTAACATAAAGTTAAGAAGTGCATTGTATGCAATTCGATAAGCTTTATCAATGGTTCTTCGAGCTGTCAAGTGTGAATAGTCGTCGGTTTGTTCGCAAGCCATCTGATCATCCACAAAGTAATAGCCACTCTTGCCTACATACTTGCGTGGTGTGATATAACCTGCGTCGTACAAGTCAGAAACAAGACCGAAAGATTCTTCCACGGTGTTTTCACCTAAGAACATTTCAAGAGGGAACAAAGAGCCATCTTTCACACGTCCAACGTTGCGTTGAACAGGGATAATCGCCAACTTTCCAGCTAGAGTTCCAATGGCAGCACCTTCTGAAGAAGCTGTGGTATCACCAATAAGAACTGCTACACGGTTGTACTTCTCTTTGCGCAAAGATTTAGGCGTTGTGCCTTTAAATCCACGACCCTCAAGAACGACGAAAAGAGGTGCAAAAAGACTCTCTGTTGCCCACTCTGCAAGTTGTTGTGCCTTTGGTAAAGCTGTAAAAACATCTTCATCAAGACCTTGCGTTGTGGCTGTTGCTTCTCGTCCATCACCAGCGACAAAGACGCCACGAAGAGCACCATTTTGAGAGGTGATCAATTCTCTAATTACACCGCTTTCTTTATCGCAAAGCTCGGTGAATGTTTTGGTTTTGTCCACGCCAAAAACAATAAGCTTTGTGCCTTCAGGAACTTCATTATAGAAGTCTGAAACGTGCTTAAATAAGCGTGGGTTATTTTCAGCCGTTACACCTAACTTTTTCAAATCACCTAGCGAATGAACGCTATATGAAGTGTCAAGTTTGAAAGTCTCTGCAACTGCTACAGCTGCGCAAACGAGAGCAAATAAGCCGTCGGGAGAGTCCCCGACGATGCCTAATTGACCATTAAGAAATTGAACTTTAATTCTTGGTAACATATTCACTCCTCCTTTTATTTAGATGCTTCAGCTAGAAGGTAAATACCCTTCTTGTCATAGCGACGAACAGAACCACCTGTGCGAAGCAAGAATGAATAGATGTCACCATAGTAAAGTGGGTTGTTTTCAGAGTCAAACATCTTCACTTCACCCATTGCACGTGAAACTGAAAGCTTATGCCATGCAAGTGCTGCTGCTAATTCGCTTGCTTCTCCTGTTTCGTCCCAAGGAAGCAAAGTCTTGTCGTTTTTCACACGAAGAACCTTTGAACGCTTCATAATATTGAAGCCGTAAAGGTTTCCAAGGATACCTCGTTGAACGTCTGCTGAGTTTGCGAAAGCCCACTTATCTGTATCTGCTAAATCAGCTAGCAAATCAGCGTACATGTGTGCATCTAGGAGCAAATAACGATCACCTTCTGGGATGTTGTCTGCATCAAATTTTGTCATCAAGTTGACAACGTCTTCCTTACAGATGCGCTTGCGCTTACCGATTGAAGTTGCAGAAGTGTGTGCATCTCTTTCTTTTGTGCCTGTTGTAAGAATTACCTGTTCTTTTGGAACTAGTGTACCCCAACGCTCAAGCAGGTTAACATGTGCTACTTCTTGAAGTTGCGACTTGTCATTTTGCAAGATGCTGTTGCGCTTATCGTAAGATAACTCAACTGTATCTATATGTGGAATATAGATAGGGTCTGTTGTTAGTTCGTCGATTACGTATTCTAAGTCGTTATCTGTGCGTTGATTCACAGTTGCAGGCTTAGTTTGGCGATTCTTTTTTACACCAGAAGGAGCACCTGCGTTAGGAATGTGCACCTTGTGATTTGAAACGTAAACTGAATCGTCTACTGATTTTTCGGCAAATGAGTTCGAAGGATAGAAGTTTTCAACCAGCGCCTGTTGCCAAATTTCTCTGTTTAATGCCATTGTAATTTTGTTTTAATTTAAACCAATAAATAAGTAAATAATAAGTAAATGTAGGTGAGATGATATTACAGAGGATTTTATTCCTTATAATCAATTCCAAACTTCTCTTTGTACTTCGCTTTGAAAGTTTCAAAAGAAGCTGCACGAAGTGTTGCGAGCTCGCCTGCCTGGTCGAGTTCATCCCAAGTCTTATTAGCGATGTTTTCTGCACCCTTGTTCTCTGGGGCAAAGACAGAAGAAGCCCTTACAAAAGGATTTGCTTTCATTGAGTTAATCAATGCTTCTGTGTTCTTTCTATCACTGTTCATGAGATTTGTAAAGCTTTCTTTTTGCTCGTTGGTAATTTTACCTTCAGCAATAGCTTTATCAATGAAAGATGTAATTTCTTTCTGCTCCAACGCAGCTAGCTTCTCTTTGTAAGTATTAACTGCTTTCTCTAGAGCTTCAACTTTAGTTGCTGCATTCTCAAGCTCATTGATATGAGCTAAAATTGCGTTGTCGTCTGCCAAATTTGCAAATGATGCAACGCCCTTTAAGTGGTCTTTTAACGTCATTTCATTATCATTTAAAGGCTGTTCAAGCCTGTTATTAAAATAGTTGTATATTTCCTCGGTGGTAGATGCCTTAACATCTTCACCTTTCATATCGTAAATGCCATCTATTAGCTTCATTTCTAAAGCTTCTTGTGCGCTAATCCAGTGGTCCTTCTCATCAAAGTATTTAGCCACAATCTCTTCTTTGTTTTGTCCTAAACGTCCTGCAATCATTGATGCAAGATCATTCTGTAAACTTTCAACTAGGGTTGCAGTTTCTCGAAGTTCTGATGCTTTACCATAAGCACCAGCACTAACAGCGTGAAGCATCAATTTTGCGTAAGGCGACATGTACAGTGGCTTTCCACACAAGGCTATAATGCCTGCAATACTTGCTGCAACGCCATCTATATACATTGTTATATTGGCTTTGCTGTTACGAAGTGCGTTGAAAATCGCCATGCCTGAAAAGACATCGCCACCAGTGCTATTGATACGTACATCAATCTTGTTGTACATCTTCTCTAAAGCGAGGAGTTCTGATACAACTCTCTCTGAGTCGACTTGCTGATTTGCACCGACATTTCCATATAAAAGAATTGCGATTTCACCATCACCTGGAATGGTGTTAAAAATGCTACTGTTTGCCATTTTCGTTTGTAAATTTTTTGCAAATATAAAGAGCACTTTTCGATAAAAAAAACGGCTTTTACATGGTTGCATTACGTTTGTATATCATTGCAAATCAAATAGATACAATAAATAAAGCGTTTTTATTTCAGTAAAAAATATATGAACTTTGCACTACACATTATTAAAAGACTTACAATGGGAAAGGACAACAGTTTAAATAAAAAAAGTATTGCGCAATCGCTATATCTCGATGGCAATTATACGCAAGAAGAAATTGCAGAGAAAGTAGGGACAACCAGGCAAACGATTGCGAGATGGGCAGAAAAAGGAAAATGGCAGGAAATAAAAGCGTCAAAGACCATTACACCAGAGCAAATCATTTCGCAATGGAGTTACCAAATTGTGGAAATCAATAACAATATTAGTTCACGTCCACCTGGTGAACGCTTTGCAACGACACAAGAAGCGGATGCACTTGCGAAGATTGCAGGTGCTATTAAGAAACTCGAATCTGATATTGGTGTGCCAGACTGCGTATCGGTTGCGATGCGTTTTTTATCGTGGCTAAGACCTATCGACATTGACAAAGCAAAAGAGTTCAACAACTTGTTTGATGCATTTATTAAAGACCAGGCAAACAACAAAAAATAAATATGGTAAAATGGACAGACAAGCAAGCCCTTGCTATATGGGAAAAGTACAATAAAGGACTTGCGAAAAATATAGACATAGACGAATCTCTATCTCGCTATGACATTGATAAAATGCGTGAGAGGTTGGAGAAAGACCCTGTAGAATGGATAAAATATTTCTTTCCAAGTTACGCAAAGTATGAATTTGCACCTTTCCATATCAAAGCAATAAAACGACTTATTGAGAATGACGAATGGTACGAAGTTCTTTCCTGGTCAAGAGAGCTAGCAAAGTCAACAGTTGTGATGTTCGTATTGATGTACCTTACGCTCACAAAACGCAAGAAGTTTGTTGCGCTTGCAAGTGCTACAATTGATGCAGCAGTGCGTTTGCTGACACCCTACAGAATTAACTTCGAAAGCAACCCTCGTATACAGCAGTTTTACGGCAAGCAACCAGTTCTTGGACAATGGACAGACAGAGAATTCACTTGTACTTGTGGTGCTAAATTCATTGCGATTGGTGCTGGTTCTGCTCCTCGTGGTATGCGTAATGAAGCAATTCGACCAGACGTCATCTACATGGACGACTACGACACTGACGAAGATTGCAGAAATCCTGTAACGCTGAATAAAAAGTGGGATTGGGTGGAGAAAGCGTTATATCCTACACGTTCTATTTCAGAGCCAACACTAGTTATATGGTGCGGTAATATCATCGCTAAAGATTGCTGTATCACCAGAGCAGGGAAACTTGCAAACAGTTGGGATGTTGTGAATATTCGTGACAAAAACGGCAAAAGTACATGGCCTGCAAAGAATACAGAAGAGCAGATAGATAGAACGCTATCAAAGATTAGTACCAAAGCGCAACAGGGCGAGTACTTCAATAATCCAGTATCAGAAGGAAAAATATTTAAAAACCTTGTATATGGCAAAGTACCAGCGTTAAAAAAGTTCCAATTTTTAATTGGATATGGCGACCCTGCATACTCAGACTCAAAAAAGAAAGGAAGTTCTACCAAAGCTTTGTGGCTGATTGGTAAGCTTAAAGGCGTGTATTACGTTATAAAAGGATTTTTAGCACACGAAACGAATGCCAACTTTATAGGCTGGTATTTCGAGCTCGACAAGTATGTAGCAAAAAAGGCTACCGTTTATTGGTATATCGAAAATAACAAATTGCAAGACCCTTTTTATCAACAGGTTTTTAAGCCACTACTTCGTGAAGAATGTGCAAAGCGAAAAACGCAGTTGTTTATTCGTGAAGACACACGAAAAAAGACAGACAAAGCTACACGTATAGAGGCAAACCTTGAGCCTTTAGATAGATTAGGAAACATCATCTTCAATGAAGAAGAAAAGGACAATCCTCACATGCAAGAGCTCATCAACCAATTTAAACTCTTCGAGCTTTCACTTCCTTATCCTGCCGATGGATGCGATGCCGTCGAGGGCGGTGTGACAATGACAGACACCAAGACAAACGAGCTAGAACCAGTTTATACCATTGATTACAACGAACTGAACGAAAATAACCCTTATACAATTTAAGTTATGCAGAATTTTATATCACTTGAAGATTACGATGCTTCGATTCATCGTGAGATACTAGACAGCCTTTTAAGACAAGGCACGTCAGATTATGATCCACAGATAATAGAAATATGCGAGGATAGAGCTATCTCTGAAATGAAAAGCTACCTCAATAAAAAACATGATTGCCAGGCAATTTTTTCACAGACAGGCGCAGAGAGACATCCTCTCATTTTGATGTTTGCGCTAGATATTGCGATTTACCATATTTTTTGCCAGCACAACCCCTATAAAATGTCCAAGATTAGAGAGGATAGATATGAGCGTGCAACAACATGGCTTAAGGGGGTTATGAAAGGCGATATTACAGTTGAAGGAGCACCTTTGCTACCTTCTGATGCGCTTTCGGACAACTCGAATTGGCAAATTAAAAGCGAAGATGTTAGACCAGTATTTGATTAATCATTATGAAAAAGAATAAAAATAAAATTGTACAAGGTGGTTACATATCACAACCAGGATTAAGACAGCCAGACGTTGTTCTTCAAATGCCTGAACTCTTTCATTTTAACCTTGAAACTTACATGAATTCAGTTAATGCTGCAAAAAGCATTGATTACTCAAATCGTGTAAGGCTTTACGACATGTATGAAAGCGCAGCGTTCGACTTGCATCTTTCAGGCGTCATGGCTAAACGCTTACGTGGTGTTACGCAAATACCCATAGAGTTTCAGCGCAATGGAAAGCCAGACGACGTTATCAACAAACAGCTGCGCTCACCATGGTTTAAAGAGTTAAGAAAAGAACTTATCTTATCGGAGTTCTGGGGATTCACTCTATTACAGCTATATGTAGGAGAGGACCAGAATATCCACTTTGAAAGTATCAACAGAAAGCACTACGATCCAATTAAAAGGAAATTACTTCGCTTTCAAGGTGATATGGATGGTTTACCAATTGAGAACTTCCAGAACATACTCTTTATAGGTAGTGAAAGAGGCTTAGGTATATTTGCAGAAATCCTACCTGCAGTGCTTTACAAAAAAGGAAACATGGGAGACTGGGCGAGGTTCTGCAACATTTTTGGAATGCCAATTCGTGAATACACCTACGATGCAGGCGACGAAGAAGCAAGAAGAAGGCTAATCCAGGATGCAAGACGCCAAGGCTCAAACGCTGTATATATTCATCCAAAAGATAGCGATTTAACGCTAATTGAAGCAGGTAACAAGACTGGTTCAAGTGAACTCTACAAAACCTTTGCAGAGTACTGGGATGGAAAAATATCTATCAGAATTTTAGGAAACACCCTAACAACAGACGTTGGGAGTTCAGGAACTCAAGCTTTAGGCACTGTTCATAAAGAAGAAGAGGACGAAATGAATGCAGATGATAGAGAGTTTATCTTAGATATTCTCAACTATCAAATGAAAGACATCTTCAATAGTTTAGGCTTTAATACTGAAGGTGGGGAGTTCGTTTATAGCAGAAAGGATAAAATAGACATTTCACAACAAATAGACATCGTTCAAAAGTGCAGTAATATGGGTTTGCCAATTGACGATGACTATTTATATAGAACATTTGGTATTGAAAAACCAAAGGATTACAACGCAATAAAAGAGCAAAAGAACGCAGAAAAAGAAGCGTTAAAAGCTGCACTAAACTCAAATAAAGAGGAGGAAGAAAAAGGGAATTCAAACGACAATAAAACTTCATTTAAACAGCGTTTAAATAGTTTTTTTGGAATAGCCCCAGCAAAAGGGGCAAAAGCCAACACTACAGACTTCTAGTCGATGAACTCTACTATGGAAAAAAGTGTTCATGCCACACACACTTTGATAACATAGATAGTGGTGTTAAGTTTGACCTAGACGTGCTCGACGAGTTCGTGAATGCCATATATGGAGGTTTCGATGTTGAAAATTCCATTGAGCCTACCATGTGGAAAGAGCTCACTAAAATAATGAACGATGCCACGGCAAAAGGCTTATCAAAAGGCGAATTCTCTATTGACCACAATAAAGGCTTTTTAGATTCTGTAAAGCATGCAAATGAAATCTTTGCAGCCTTTAAAACCCATGCAATGGGTAAAAGCATGGCTTCAAAATTGATAGACGATAACGGTAACTTGAAGCCATTTGATAAGTGGATGAAAGATATATCTTCTATCTCTTCTCACCACGTCGGCTCATGGCTCAAAACAGAATATAATACTGCCGTTCTTCGAGCTCATAACGCAGCGGATTGGCGTTCATTCATGGAAAATAAAGACATCATGCCTAACTTGCGATGGATGCCTACGACTTCACCTGATGCAGAAGCCGTGCATCGTGGCTACTGGGAGAAGAAATTAACTCTGCCTGTCGAGCATCCATTTTGGAACAAACATCATCCAGGCGATAGATGGAACTGCAAATGCTCTTTTGAATCTACAGATGATCCTGCATCGCCAGATGATGTGCTAGATGATTTACCAATCGAACCAGCTCAGCGAGGATTAGAAAATAACCCTGGCAAGGATGGTAAAATGTTCAACGACACCCATCCTTATTTTCCAAGGAACTGCAATCAATGTAGTTTTTACAAGAATAGAGGGTTTAAAAATAAAATGAAGACATGGTTTAGCAATCATTCCAAAAACTGCTTTGACTGTCAATATATAAATAACTGTCTATATGGTCAGGAGAAAAATAAGCTAACTCAAAGAGCAAAAGAAATCAGGAATATAGCAAAAGAAAAATATAATGGCAAAGTACTTACACACCCCCAATTCCAAGGAAAGGTTACAATGTCGGCAAAATCAATAAAAGAATTCTTAAATCAGCCCCATGAATTCTTTAAAGAGAAAAACGAACTTCTTTTAGATATTGAAAATGTTTTTAGAAATTCTGAATATAAAGAACCTGAGAATAAAAAAGGTAGAAATACAAGTAAGCATGAAGAGGACCGTGATGTCCATCTATTTGAAATCTCAATAAAAGGAAAGCCATCTTGGTTAATTGTTCGAGAATACTCAGATAAAAGTTTAAGGCTTTATAGTATTTCTGATAGTAAGAATATACTAAAAGCATTAAAAGAGTAAAAGAGCCTAATAGTAGCCCCTTGGAACTACAATCCAAGACTTGCTATTAAACTCTTTTACGTTGCAAAGATACAACTTTATTAAATACAATCCAAATAAAATGCAAGAAAAATGTCAATATCACCCAAAGAAATTGCTTTTATTATATCAAAATGCCCAGAAGAGATAGCAAAAGCAGCGCAAAACGAGCTACCTCGCAAGGCTGCCATTATCGCAACGAACCACTTTAAAAACAACTTTAGACAGGGTGGTTTCACCAATAATGGCAATAAAAGTTGGGCTACAACTGTTCGCCAAAGATATGGAAGCCGTTACAAGCCTTTAACTTCTGGAACTGACACACTTATGCGAAGCATCTCTTCGCAAGTTTTTCCTGGCACGGTTATAATAAATAACCCACAACCATACGCAAACTACCATAATAATGGCGCAACGATAACTGTTACACCCAAAATGAAGAAGTTCTTTTGGGCAAAGGCTTATTCAATTGCAGGACAAAAGAAAGGCAAAGATAAAGACAAAAAAGCAAAGATGAGTTTTGATACGATGCCACCAGAAGCAAAAATGTGGATGAGCCTTGCACTCACAAAAAAGAAAACTCTAAAAATTCCACAGCGAAGATTTATTGGTGAAAGTTACGAACTCAACCAGAAGTTAAGAGAAATGATAGAGAAAAAATTAAACGAATTAAAAGAAAAAGCATATGGAAGAACTAATTATTAGTATCATTGAGGAAATAAATAAGACTATGCCTCAGTTATCTCTGGTAGATGAAGATTACGGACAATTAGACGCTATCGACGATGAAAATAAGGATATGTATCCTCTTACATATCCAGCCGTACTTATAGATGCTTCAAGTTGTCAATGGAACAATCTATCAGAATTGAAACAAGAAGGAGAGTGTACAGTTGTAGTAAAGCTCATCATTGATTGCTACGACGACACGCACAGAAATTCAAAGACGATTGATAGAATTATGCAACGTGAAGATTTAAGAAAAGCCTTGCATAATTCACTGCAAGGCTTTCGTCCAAATAACGATGGCGCACTCATACGCACATCGAGTCGATATACAACGATAAATCATGGGATAAAGCTATATGAATCTACATACACATGTAGAGTTTCAGAAGCTATTCAGCAAAAAAGGAGAGTTCAGAAGTCTTCGATTTCGTTCGGCGTGAAGGTCTAAAGCCTTGATAACGGCTATTTTTGATAGTCTTTCCATCAACAGTTGCACCCTCCGTAAGCATGCGTTTAATAATTCTTAGCGTAGTTGCTTCGCTTAAAAAGAATTCATCAAAGGCTAGTTTGCGGATGGTGTCGTCGAAACGAAGGCGTTGCACTTCACTCCAGTAGTAATAACGCTCAAATAACTTCTTATCTCGAAGTTCGATGAGCTCTTTATCTCGACCTTTTGCCATAGGTGCAAATATACAAAATCCAATCATAAAACCAAACAAACACATATAGTTTTTCTGCAATAATGCGAAATTGGGTATTACCCAGAGAATACCCACCTTTATTTATTCTCACCTTTAAAGCCTTTAAAGCCCATAAATAAAGCCCCCAAACGGCATACAATTTTATTTCCAATAATGCAAACTGGGTATTACCCAAAAAATACCCAGTTCTACCTACAATAATAAAAAACTGGGTATTACCCACGCAATACCCACCTTTACTTATTTTACCTGTAAAGCCCATAAATAAAGCCCCCAAACGGCATACAACTTTATTTCCAATAATGCAAACTGGGTATTACCCAAAAAATACCCAATTCTACTTGCAACAATAAAAAAATGGGTATTACCCACGCAATACCCACTTTTACTTATTTTACCCTTTAAAACCTATAACCTACAGAATGATGGTTCGATTTTAGTCCAAACACCCTTATCATTCAACAGGAAGAAATAGTAGTTAAGTGCTGTTTTCTGAACCACATTACTCTCCTTGAACAATGTCATTATCTCTGCATATTCGTTATCGAACTTATCTTCTAAAGCGTATAGCTTTGATATTGATTTGTAATCCAAATCACCTGCTTTGTTGCGCTCTAAAAGAGTCATAGCAAGTTGATACATTGGATCAGCAGTACCTTTGTCGGTCTTCTTCGCATACTCCTCGAGGTATTTCACAAGTCTTTCTGCAGCGATATTTGCACGCTCATCAAATCCTTTTACACTATTCGAAGACACTTCTAACTTGAAAGAACCATTTACAAGTGTAAAGTTGCGCTGCTCACTTTTGCGAAGTTGTCCATACTCGCTCATCACTTCCTTAAATGACTCGCATTCTTTGTTTAACCACTCTTTAAAAAGTGCTACATCTGTTGCTACTGCTAATAGCTTAGATTCAACTTGTAGAAGTAGTTCTTTTCTTAATGCTTCGTAAGCGTTGCGCTTTCCTACACGTTCTTGCTTTTCTTCATTTTGCAACTCTTTTAGTAGTTGCTTCTTCTCCTCTGCAGTCAAGCCTGCTAACATTGATTTATTTTCCATTTAATTATACTTATTTTGATTGTTAATATTGTTCTTTTTATTTGCGTTTTCTCTTATGATCACAATTTGAAGTTCTTGCAAGATGTCTTTCTTTCGAGCCTTAAAACCACCCTTTGAAAGAATGCTATATAACTTTTGTCTTACGGCTGCATGCTCCATTATGTTTAAGAATCTGAATGGCTTTCCTGCAATCCTCTTCGAAAGGCAAATTGCATCAACTTTATTCCAGTTAGTCGTGTCAACGTTGAACTCCTTTTGCAAAAGCTTTAATGTTGCGCTGCGCTCTTTTCTTATCTTATCTTTTATTCCTACAATATCCTCAAGTTGATTTATCAGAGTGAAATACTCACGATCATCAATCTCTCTTAAGCTTGTTGTTCGCCCATCGGTAATGCGTGAGATAAGAGCTCTTTTATATTCTTCTTGTTCCTCTTTATCTGTGTAGATGTAGCGAAGAAGAAAGTAGAAATACTTGTAATTATTTATCTTTTTCATTCTCTAATTCTCTCTAAAGCGAATAACAGCCATTGTCACTTGGTTTCTTTTAATCTCGATGGAGTACTCTTCCTTATTTTCGCAAATCTCTGCAGTGAGATTGGTTTTTTCATTCAGAACCGTTCTCTTTTTAATTGCAAGAAGTTCCTCGTTCATTTCAGCGCAAAGAGTAATCCATGTAAAGCTTTCATTGCTTTTGGAGGTGATAAAGCGAAAATATTGTTCAAGTAGCTTAATCCACTTTGGATGTTTCTTTCCGCATCTAGTCTCAAAATAAAATTTACCTTTCATATTGCGATAATTTATAGTCTACATACACCTGGCGTGCAACAGATAAAGTATCATTCACGCCATTTTTTAAGCTCTCAACAGGAATCAAAGGCAAGTCGTTGTGGCAAACGTACAAAGTACCATTATATTCAGTTACTTGAATTGCTACTTTTGCATCGTTGCAAACTCTATTCTCAAGCTCAATTCTTCTTGTCTTTTTCTCGTTTTCGCAAGTAGTTCTAAACCAACTTGCAATGCTTGTTAAAATATTTTTCATCTTTACTTATTATTTATTTGTTGTTTCCACTCAATTGTCACCACTGCATCCAATACTCCAGTTCCACCGCACATTGAGCAAGGCTCTTTCACTGCTTCATTATATGAATTGTGAGACCAAAACCAACCATTGCCCTGGCATTTGTTGCAGAAGTGATTTTCACTTACAACTTGTTCTTTTGCAACTGTCTTGCAATCTTTGTTCAATCGTACAACACCTGCAGTGCTTATTGGATTAGAATTTCCAGGATAACTTGGTGTTGTTAAATTAATTATTTCACTTACTTTACTCATCGTTATTATTTATTTCATTATCTATTTCGTTTTTCTTATCAACTGCAATTTTATTTCCATATCGAATTGCGCCTTCATCCCAAACTACAAAACCGCCACCGCCTGCAGTTTCTTTTTCACGTCCTGAACAAAGAGCCATAAACCCAGACACTCTAATCTTCACGCCTGCAGCATATCTCAAACGTACCGCATCTGCTCCCATTGGACGGCTTTTGTATTCTTGTGAAATAAAAATAAAGCTTTTCTTATTAAATGTTTCTATCAGTTCCATAGCGTCCTGATAGGTCCAGTTTGCCATCTGAAAGCTATCTATAATAATGAAACGAGGACTTTTAGGCTTAGATAATCGTTCTTTCAACAGGTTTATATCTGGATCTTCTATGATGCTTAATTTTCGTCCAACAGAGTTCATCTCAAACATCTCAAGTCTTCGTTGAAACGACTGTCTTATACCTTCTTCTGCACTTACATAGAGTGTCTTTCCATATTCACAAAGCTTTTTTGCTAATTGCATTACAAAAGAACTTTTACCTTGCGCAGATGCTCCAGAGATAAACCAAGTTTCATTCATTGCTGGACGTCCGAATGACTCTCTCCATTGTCCATTCCATTTGATAACTTCATATTTCTTCTGTGAAACTTCACGAGGATTGTACGCTCTTATTTGCTTTGTCATTCTTTTTCACCTCCAGCTTTTAATCGTTCAATAAACATGTCTGCAGCCTTTTCGCTAAAATCCAAAGCTCTCTCTATAAATTCATCTGCAACATCATCGGGATTTACTATCATCCATACAATAGTGTTCGCAAAAACATCTTGCATCACTTCATACTTGCGCTGCTCGTAATTAATCAACGTGTGTGTAGATTTCTTTTTCATTGAATTTCTTTGCTCAGCAAACTTTTCCTGAGATGTAAAAGGAATCTCACTATCAAATCTTGTCTCTAACATTTTGTTTGTATGCTTTACTTCTGCGTAAATACCCTTTAAAGCATTCTCCATTTCCATTTCAAATATTTTCATCTCACTTACTTTTAAATTGTTCTTAATTTTTCTATTTCAGTATAAACACGTCTTAATCCTCCTTGTGTCTTCAACACTATTGCTTTAATATCAGTTCCTTCAGGTGCATTAAGCTTTGCTACAATGTGTGCTTGCTCTCTCAAGAACTTCTCTCTTTCTTTGCCATCGTCTGGTGTCACTTTGGAATATCTATCACCATAACGTGAAAGCATTTCTGTATAACCTACCTTCTTGCATTCAATAGAGCGGTTTATCTTCTCTTTTAAGCCGTCTGCACCCATCATATACCAAGCGCAACAGCGTTCAGTTGCATTCCACAAGGCTTTAAGTTCTAAGAAGGCTTCATATTGCAAGTCTCCTGCTTCATCTAAAATAATCAGAGGTTGATCAATACTGCGAAGATAGAATACAAGATCATCATACACATCGCTATATCGTCCGTTGCTATTCACTCCAAACTCTTTAGCTATCTTTCTAATTAGTTTTAGCTTTGTTTTTACTTGCGAGCAATCGATATATACTGCATTCTTGTGACTTGATGCGTACAGGCGAGCTGTGAATGTCTTTCCAATATTTGGAATATCGCAGAGAATTCCACTTGTACAAGAGTTTTGTGAGAACTCGAGCTGTGCCATTATATAAAGATATGTAGGTGTTTTAGCTGCTTTCCATTCAATCTTTGAGCGCAACTCAACATCTAATCTTCTTGCAATAGCAATCCAACTAGCATCACTCAAAACTTTGTCGGTTTGTCCGTTTTTCACCGCACTATACACAGCGGTATTAATACCTAGTGCTGCTGCATGCTTTGCGTCACTTGGATAATTTTCACGATTAGCTTTAATAGCTTCGATAATTCGTGTTTTTATGTCATTTGTAATCATTTTAAATAGAGTTTAAATGTTATTTGAACGTTGTTTAATGGTCTTCTAATCCTTTTTTTGCATAGTCTTGTACCCAAGAGCTGCTTAAGTAATTATTGTAGTCTTCATCATTATTGGAGATTGGTGTTTCTACTTCGAGGTCTTCTACTTCTTCGACATAGCTATCTCTTTCTTTCAATACTCCTACATGACTAATAGCGTTATTCTTTAGATAGTTATTAAAAGAAGCAATCTTCTTTTGCTGTTTCAAGAATATAGCTTTATCCTCTTCTGTTTGTTCTGCATCAGCTGTGTTGAATGTTCCTAAATTTTCTAGTTTATCAACCAACATGTCATTTTGATAAATGAACACTTCATCATATTTACCTTCTTCATCTGGTATATAGTAAGCGTCCACCTTCATGTTGTTTGGTGCAAGTTTTTCAAGAACACTTGTGTCGCTTAACCACCAATCTTGATGATCAACTCTGCAATAGCTGTTTCTTCTGATGCTAGTTTCCACCTTTTCACCAATATATCTTGCTAAAACTGCTTTATTAATTGGTTGAAGTGTAGGGTTGATGTTTGCTTCAAACACCTGCCAGCGTGTCATTCCTTTATACTTCTTTTGGTTTGGATGTAAAGAATTATTCCATTCCATTACGTCGCAGGCATCCTCTAATATCAATTGCTCCCAGGTGTAATATTCTTTATCTTCGTATGAGTCATTACTTGCATCGCTTATCTTCTTGCTTTCAGTACGCCATTTGCCTTTGCCGTAAAAGCGTCCAATACCCAAGTGGTTTCGATGCTCAACTGCTTTCTTCTTTCCACCGTTCATTGGTTCTGCATACTTCTCTTGCGAGTTTTGAGGCGCACAGAAGCGCACGAATGGGAACATCACATCAGCTTTTAAAAAGTTGTCTTTCCATTGCGTCATCAAGTGATTTTCGACTTCCACCTGAGCAGGAGTACCCCAGCCGTGTCTATCTAACAGTCTAAACATACTTCTAAAGCACTCTATTACGATGTCGGTTGTTTTATAGCGATTGTAAGCAAATCCAACTACACATTGACTTGCAACGTCATAAGCGTAATACGCTTTTGGTCTAAGTTTAGTATCTTTAAGCTTACGTGGCAAATCTCTATCGTCAAAGCTGACTTTTGAAAGAGAGAATTCTGGAGCATGACGATGTACGTGTGGTGCATTTTCATGCATAAAGCTGGTCCAGCTCTTCAATTTGTGTTCAATTAAAACCTTATTATTAGGCTTATTCATGTAGAAGTTTATTGTTGCTTCGCTCAATTTTTTAGGTTCGCCTTTTTTGTCGACAAATTCATCTGGGTTAAACATTTCACCTGTCGTTGGGTCGAAAGCTTCTATTTCACCACAAACGAAAGAAATATACATGTCGTACACCTGCTTTGCAAATGGTTGATTACCCTGTATTGCTAAACCAAGAATCAACTGCTCTGTTTTGTAGTCTACACGTCTAGTATTTTGATTACCAAACTTTCCACTTATCAGACATTTATATCCTTGCTTCTTAAATTCGTTCACTTTCTTTCTAAAGCGGATAACACTTGAAGGCAGCGTGTGATTAAATTCCTTTTTAATCAAGTCCAGACACTGTGTCATCATCTCCCAGTCATACCTTTCACCCATCACTTGGTGCTGCGCTTTTGCGTTGTTATAAAGTGATATTGCACATTGAATTACGCTTGCATTATTCGTATATTCTAAGATGTGCTTTTGTGAAAGCTTTGCACCGCATAACTCCTCGTCTGAATAGAAATTATAAGCGTTTCTATCATAGATATAGTTATCTTTTATCCACTTCACCAGGCGTGTTATTTCGATATTTGGATACCACTCTCTAACGGCTTCTTTCATATCAGATGGAAGACTATCAACTGCAACTAAAGCGTAATTACCTAATCCACGAGCATTTCGTACAACACAAAACTTCTTTCGTGCAGCCATCTGTTTATAATTTGGCTCACTTA